CGGGACGTCTAAGCGCTTTGTTTTTCTAGACACACAGGTTTTTGAAATGGTTGACGGTTTACGGGGCGGCTAGTTGACGCCTCGCGCCGATGTGCGCCCGTCGCCCAGGCGGAGGAGGCGCGATCAATGTCCGACACGCCACTCCGCGACCAGGTGCTGCAGACCTCCGCTGGCGAGACCGAGCCCGCGTTCGTGCCGTATGCCGGGACCTACGCCAGCATGCGCGGCACCAGCCGCCAGACCGGCAAGAACTGGAACGACGCGGGCCTGATCGTCTGGGTGGCTGACGACGCCAAGCCCGGCAAGCAGCTCGTGGACGTGGCCGCCACCGACCGCCGCCGCGCCGACCAGCAGAACCCGCTGAAGCGCCACGCCCCTGCGCCCGGCTCCGACACACCGCAAGCGCCGCCCGCCCCGCAGCCCGCGGCCCCCGCCGCATCCGACGACGATCTGTTCACCGAATCCCCGGCGCGGCGACCCCTCGTGCAGCGCGACGGGGATGCCGGCGGAGGCTCTGCGGACGCCTCTGCCGGCGCGCCTTCAGCCCTGCAGGACACCCAGCAGGCCCGCGCCAGCGCCCTGAAGCTGGACCGCGAGTGGATGCAGGTCCGCCGCACCGAGCTGAAGCTGCGCGAAGACATGGGCGAGCTCGTGCGCAAGACAGACTCCGAGCGCATCGTCTTCGACGCGCTGCGCCGGGTCCGCGACACCATGCGCCGCGTCGCCATGGATGCCTGCGAGGCGGCCAATCCCGAGGCGCCGCACATTGCGCGCACGGCGATTGAGGCGGAGATCGACAAGAAGCTGGCCCGCGCCGCCGTAGAGATCGAGCTGGCCTTGCGCGGCGAGGTCGCCCCGGAGGGCTTTGAGGCCGACGACGAACCGGAGGAGCCTGCCGAGGTCCCGGCCGGCGCAGACCCAGAGCTGGTGTCCTGATGGACGGCAGCCAGATCAACGACCACAACCTTGCGCCCTGGCCCGAGATGGACGCCCGGCTTGACCGCGCCGCCCTGGGCGTCGCCGCGAAGGCGCGCCAGGCGCTGGAGCCGGACCCGCCCTTTGACCTGTACCAGTGGACGTGCGCGCACCGCGTCTTCGACGACGCCTCCGCCGAACCCGGCCCGTTTGATCCGGACGTCGCGCCGTACCTGAATGACGTACTGCGCCTGATGTCGCCGGTGAGCGGCATCGAGGAGCACAGCCTGATCAAGTGCGCTCAGTCGGGCGGCTCGGTGGTGCTGGAGAGCTTCATGGCGGCGGTGCCGCTCTACGTGCCCGGCCCGGCCATGCTGGTCCACCCCACGGTCAAGGCGTTCAAGGACTGGGCCGAGGAGAAGTGGTGGCCCATGGTTCAGGCCACCAAGGTGCTGGACCCCGATCGCGGCGGCGCGGTCATGGACCGCAACGACAAGAAGACCGGCGGCTCCACCAGCGACCGCATCCGTTTCATCAACGGCGCGTGGATTGCCGGCGCGGGCGCCAACTCCGCCGCGACCCTGCGCCAGAAGTCGATCCGCTATATGGGCGCCGACGATCTCGACGGCTTCACCGAGGACGCCGACAATGAGGGCGATCCGGAGAAGCTCGCCCATCAGCGCACCAAGACGTACCGACGCAAGGCAATGGCGATCACGGTCCGGGTCTCCACGCCGCTGCTTGAGGGCGGCAGCCGGATCAAGCGCCACTATGACCGCAGCACGAAGAACCGCTTCTATCACGGCTGCCTCGACTGCGGTGCAGCGACCGATTTTGACTGGGAGGACGTGGAGAAGGCCGAGCACGCGCCCTTCAAATGCCATGTGGTCTGCCCGTCCTGCGGCTCTGTCCACACCCACGGGCAGAAGCGCGAGATGCAGCGGCGCGGCGTGTGGATCCCCACCGCCCATGTGCCGGGCCAGTCTGAAGATGACGTCCCGCCCAAAACCATAGAGCCGGACGATATCGCGCGCTGGCGCGATCGCGACATGGGGCCGCTGGCCCGGCATCAGGGCTGGTGGATCACCGGCTTCATGAACTTCGCCGAGACCTGGAATTCCATCGCCCAGCAGGAATCGGAGCTGGGCGACGATCCGAAAGCCCGCCAGGTCTTCGATAACACGGTACTGGGCCGCACCCACAAGCTGGAGACCAAGACCCCGGACTGGGATGCGCTCAGCGCGCGCCGCTCCATGGACTTCGACAAGGGCGAGGGGGTCACCGGCCCGCTGGTGTTTGTGCTCTCGGCTGACGTGCAGAGCTACGGCATCTACTGGCTCATCAAGGGCTATGACCGCGAAGAGCGGATGTTCTATCTCGACTGGGGCTTGATCCCCGGCGACACCGCCGATTCCCATCCGCCCGCCGATGCGGCGGCGCGGGCTGAATGGCGCAGCGCCTGGAAGGGCTTCACCGAAGTCTTCGAGCGCGGCGCACCGCTGCCCGGCGGCGCCCGCTTCGCGTTCGACGCGGTGATGATCGACGCCAAGTACAACACCACGGCGGTCAAGGACTGGGTGCGCCGCCGCCCGCATTGCCACGCCATCAACGGCGATCCGGGCTGGAACCGGGATGTCATCTGGCGCGCCGAACAGACCGACCTGAAGCGCTCGGGCAAGCGCTCGCGCTTCGGCGTGCAGATCTGGCATATCGGCACCTGGAGCGTGAAGCGGATCCTCACGACCCGCTATGCGCGCACGGCCACTGGCGATGGCTTTACCGAGTTCGGCCCGCCCACGGGCTATTGCTGGCTGCCGCGCGGCGCGGACGAGCCCTTCCTGCGCCAGCTCACGTCTGAATATGTGCAGACGACGATCCGCAAGACTGATGGCCGCAAGGTCCAGCAATGGAATGTGAAGACCGGCGAAGAGAACCACCTCTTCGACTGCGACGTCTACAATTTCGCAGGCTTTCACCTGATCGGCGCCCGCGCCGGAAGCCGGGGCAGCTGGAGCGATGAAGACTGGCAAGACCGCACCGCCCTGGTCGCCCGCACAATAGACCAGGACGGCACGGCCCAGTCCGACCTGTTCGACGCCCGCGCTGGCCTGGCGCGCGAAATCACGGGCGAGACGCCCGCCGAACGCCGTTCGGCAGACGGAACCGCGCCGCTCACCGCCCTGCAGCGGCTCGGGCGGTTGAATAAGGGTTAGAGTTTGCTGAGCGTCCTCGCATGGTAGCGCGCCGCACAATCAGATGGCGGCGTTTGACCGGGGAGCTTCAGCCGATGCAGGCGGCGAATGGTCCGCCAAGCCTGGGGCTCGCCCCTAGCCGCCTGCATCAGGATTAGCTTCGGCTATTGCCGTTTGACTTCATCAGTGGTGTCGCGCTGGTCTCCGGCGACGCCAACGACGGCCCCGCAGCTTCGGCAGCTGAATAGCACATAGCGTCCGCCATTCGCGCTGAAGGTCCGAGACGCAGGATTGATTATCGGTTGGTCGCATTTCGGGCAGGTCGCCATCCGGATCTCCATCGGTTGCAAACTTACAGCGTGAAGGGAGTCGCCCATGGCGCGAAGCATTTCCGAGATCGAAGCCGACATGGCGGAGACCCGCAAAGCCTATACCGCCCTGCTGCGCGGCACGCGGCCCCAGTCCATGGAACATGGCGAGCGCAAGATCAGCTTCGGCTTCAACTTCGCCGCCACCCGCGACGCTTTGCTGGCCGAGATGGCCGCCCTCAAAGCCGAGCTCGCCCGCCTTCAGGGCCGCCCGTCGCCCCGCCGTCCGCTAGGAGTGTAGCCCATGGCCAAAGCCACCACCCGCAACCGCGTCCGCAAGCGGGCCGCGAAAGCCAGCGAGGGCCGGCCTGCGCCCGTCTCGGAGAGCCTGCTGCGCACGCGCCGGCCCCGCACGGCCCATGCGGCGGCTGATCCGTTCGATACGCAGTTCGCGGGCAATTTCGCGTCGCGCGGCTCAGCGGACGCTGACTGGCTGTACACCCGCATGGAGGCCGTGGCGCGCACGCGTGACGTCATCAATAACGAGCCCTTCGCGGCGTCCATGGTGGAGCAGAAACTCTCCCTTATGGTGGGCGAGGGCTGGCGCTTTGAAAGCGCGCCCGACGCCGCCGCCTTTGGGCTCGATCCCACCAGCGAAGCCTACGAGGCGCTGTCTACGTCCGTCGAGCTGGCCTGGTCGGTCTTTGCCGATGATCCGCTCTTCCGCAATGACTGGGAGGAAAAGCTCCCTCTTGATATCCAGATTGATCTCCTGTCGCGAAACTATATCGCCGCCGAGGGCGAAGGCCTCGGCCTGGTGCTTTATGATCCAAACTCTGACGCCGCCTTCGGCACGCGCTTGCAGGTCACCGATCCCGACCGCCTCGCTCAGCCGGCTGGCTGGACCGAAGGCTCCAGCGGCGAGATCGAGATCGAATCCGCAGACGGCGAGAGCTGGACCGCCGTGGTCGCCGATGTGCGCGGCGGTGTCGCCACCGATGATCGCGGGCGCCTGGTCGCCTATCACATTCTGGATGGCCACCCCCAGGACGTGGGGTTTCGCGGCGCGCTGAACCGCTTTAGCGGCCGCTGGTATCCGGCCCGCGCGCCGGGCTTTCCCACCGATACGCGGCCCTGTGTCCTGCATCTCATGCGCCCGAAACGCGCCGGCCAGACGCGCGGCATCTCGCAGTTCGCCTCTGCGCTTGGAACCATTCAGGCCTTCCGCGATATGAGCGAGGCCGAGCGCCGCTCGCGCATCACCAACGCCCTGATCGTCGCGCAATACACAAGCGCCATGAGCGATCCCGAAGCCCTCGCCGAGATCCTCGGCGCCGAGAACGCCAGAGGTCTGGTGGACGCGCGCGTGAGTTATTACGAGGAAAACGGCGTCGATAGCGTCGCTGGCAGCCGCGTGATCCAGCCCTTCCCCGGCGACAAGCTGGAGTGGAATTCAGAGATGCGCAGCGCCAATGAATGGGTGGACACCATGTCCTTCCTGGCGCTGCAGGGCGGCGCGCCCATCGGGCTCGGCTACGCCATGGCCACGCGGGACTTTTCGCGCACCACGTTCAGCAGCGCCCGCACCGAGATCAATGACGCCTTCCGCGGCATCAAGCGTGAGCGCGCCAGCCTGAAGCATTTCGTCATGCGCAAGCTGATGCTGGCGCGCCTGCAGGAAGCCTTTGAGGAGGGTGAGCTGGCCCTGCCCGAGGGCGCCCCGTCCATCTGGACCCATCCCGGCGCCTACATTGCCGGCGAGTGGATCGGGCCGGCCCGCGAGTATGTGGATCCCGTCAAGGAAGCCATGGGCGACCGGATGGAGATCGAGAATATGAGCGCGGCGCCGTCCGACATTGCGGCACGGCGCGGTCAAAGCTTTGACCGGGTCCTGTCCCGCACCGTGCGCGACAACCGCAAGATGGCCCGCGCCGGTGTCGCCCTTGGCGATATCTCGAAAATGGGCGCCGGCGCAGTCGCCGACGCCGCCCAGGACGAAGATGAGGCGGCTCCGCCGCCGCGCGGACGCGAGGCCCGCCGCTAGGCGCTCTCCGGCTGGCTCCGCCAGCCGCAAGGCCGACCGGCCGCCCGCGCTATGCGCGGAAGCGCCCAAGCGGACGCGAGAAAGGACAGGACAAAATGCCCAGATCCATGCGCCTGCCGAGCGGGCCGCAGCGCCTTGCTCTGGCTGTTGGCCACGACTCGCTTCTGCTCAGCCCTGATTTTACGCCCCGCGCCCGTCATGCCGATGCCGAGTTCGAGCCACACCTCGGCGAACGCCTGGCCGGCCTGTCGCGCGGCGTCGCAGACCGCTGGGCGGCGGCGGTGTCTGGCGAGCCGCATGCCGCTGAGAGAGATAGCTGGGCGCCCGAGATTCCCGAATGGGCCGAGTCCGGTGAGCGCACCGCCCACGGCTATACGCTGGTGGAGAATGTCGCCCTGATCGAGGTCGAGGGCCTGCTCATGGCACGCGGGTTCCAGGGCTACTGGTCGGGCTGCTACTGGCCCGGCTATCGCGACTATGTCGCCGCGCTCAAAGCCGCCAATGAAGACGAGCGCGTGGACGCGGTGCTCATGCGCTTTGACACGCCGGGCGGCTATGTCACGGGCTGCGCTGAAGCGGCTCAGGCGATCCGTGCCCTGCGCGCCGAAAATGGCGGCAAGCCGATCATCGGCCATGCCTCCGAGCTGTGCGCATCGGCAGGCATGAAGTTGGCCGCCCAGTGTGACGCCTTCTATGCCGGCGACGGCGCGGTGATCGGCAGCGTCGGCGTGCGCATCGGCTTCTTCGATCTCGAAGGGGCGCTCGAGCGATGGGGGGAGCGCTCTCATCTCTACAAATCCGGGCGCCTGAAGGACATGGGCTCGATGCTGCGCGCGCCCACCGATGAAGAGGCCGGGATCTACCAGGCCGAAGTCGATCATCTCGCCGATCGCTTCTACGTCGAGCTGGCCGCTGGCCGGGGCCTGGACCTGAACGCCCTGCGCGAGAGCCGGGGCTGGGAAGCGCGCACCTTTACCGCAGGCGACCCGCCGCCGCCCGCCGATTTGGACCCGCTCGCCGTGGATCTGATCGACGCGGTGATGACCGAAGAGTCCGCCTTTCAGATCGCGCAGTCCCTTGGCGCGCCCCCATCCCTTTCCGCTCCTAGCGCCGTGGCCAGCCGCGCGGTGAGACAGCGGGATTCAGACGCGGCTGTATCGAAAGTGGAGACCCCCATGTCTTTGATTGCGAAAGCGGCCGCGCTGAAGGCGCGCGCCAAAAAGGGCGACGTGAAAGCCCAGGCCGAGCTTGATCGCCTGCTCGCCACGCTCGGCGCCAACGCCGAGTATCAGGATCCCGACGCCGAAGACGGCGAAGACGACGCCGAGGGCGAAGGCGAGGACGATGACGCCGACGCCATGGACGACGACGCTGAAGGCGAGGGCGAAGACGACGACGCCAACGCCGAAGACGGTGACGACGACGAAGCCGGCGCTGAAGATGACGATGAGGATGACGACGCCGAAGCGGTGCTCGCCCACCCTTCGGCCAAGGGCCGCGAGGCGCTGGCCGGTCAGCTGTCTGTCCAGGTCGCCAGGGGCAAGCTCACCAAAGCTCAAGCCATCGGCATGCTCAAATCCGCGCCCAAGGGCTCCAGCTTCCGCAACACGGCGGGCGCGAACACCCCGTCCGGCGTGCGCCAGGCCGGGGCTGGATCGGGCAAAGGCAAGGGCAAAACCACCGAGGCTGATGCGCTGCTGTCCAGGGCGCACAAAAGCCTTGGAACCTTCACCGACTAGCGTCTCGTCCGGTCGCATTTCCCAACCGCGAAGCCGGATCCCGGTTTCGCGGGCAATGCTCTAGCTGGCGCGCCTGCGCTGGTTCGGCCCTCGCGGGGGCGGCCATGAAAGCCCCCGCATCCACCACCACGGAAGGAAGAGATCATGTCTCTTATGGTGTCCACCGGGGCTGAGCCGAAAGCCCCGTCCGATCTCGTCAAGTACGAGGCCCATCAATCCTATACCCGCGCGCACGGCATCTATCTGGCCGGCGACGGCGCGGTGGTCGATATCGAGCTTGGCACGGTGCTTGGCCGCGCCGGCCGTTTCGCCATCGCCGCTGCTGCGCCGGTGGGCGCCGGAAACGGGTCCGCTGGTTCGGTGGTCCTGCTCGCCGGTGCGCAGGTCGGCGTCTATGACGTCGAGTTCCTGACCGCCACCACGTTTGCGGTCTATGACCCCAAGGGCGCCCGTCTGGCTGATGGGGCGGCAGCCTCGGCCTATGCCAGCCAGATCGGGTTCACGGTCACCGCTGGCGGCGCCGCGTTCGAGGCTGGCGATACCATCGCTGTCACGGTGACGGAATCCGCCGGCAAATATGTGCCGCTGGATCTGTCCGCCGTGGACGGCAGCCAGATCGTGGCGGCTGTCTCTCTGTCGGCGAAGACCATCCCCGATGGCGCCGATGGGTCCGGCCTTGTGCTGGTTAGAGGCCCCGCCACCGTGGTCCGCAATCATCTGGTCTATCCGGCCGGCGCGACCACAGCCCAGAAAGCTGCAATCGAGGCTGCCCTCGACGTCAGCGGTATCCGGGTCGAAGACGCCATCTAACGCGCGGCGGGCGCTTGCCCGCCGTGATCTCCAACCCTCACGGCGCCGGTGCGGCGCATTGTTCAATCGGACCCGGCGCCGCCTCGCGACGCCGTAAGGGAGGCCATCATGGCTAAGTTCAATTTTCCGTTCACCGCTCGCGCGATGACCCAGGAGGTTCGCCTCCACCCCAAACGCTACGGGCTTGTGTCCGGGCTTAACATCATGCCGCTGGAGCCCATCGACTCCACCTTCGTGCAGATTACCGAGGACAATGGCACGCTGCGCGTGTTGGCGGCCAAGGAGCGCGGCGCGCCCGGCGCGAAGGAAGACCGCAAGCGCCAGAGCCTGAAAATCTTTCAGGTCCCGCACTTCCCGGAGGAGGATCAGATCCTCGTGTCCGACCTTCAGGACCGCACCATCGTGGTGGATGGTCAGGAGATCCGGGCCAACCTGCCCATGGAGCTGGCCAAGCGCCAGCGCTCCATCGCCCGCAAGCACGCGATCACCGCTGAATATGTCCGCATGCAGGCGCTGAAGGGCATCATCAAGGATGGCGACGGCGAGACGCTCTCCAACCTGTTCACGGATTTCGGCGTGGATCAGCAGACGATCTACTTTGATTTCTCGAACGCCACGGCGGCCTCGCTGCGCCTGGCCAACGAAGCCGTGCGAGCCCACATCGAGGACAATCTGCTGGGCGAGTCCGTCGATATGGTGGAGTGCCTGGTCTCGCCGGAATTCTTCAACGACCTGGTGGCCGGCGCCGGTATGGCGGCCCTCTGGGAAGGCCAGGACAAGCGCGAGTACCGCGAGCTGGAGCGGTACAAGATGGCGGGCGCGACGGGCCGGATGTTCAATCCGTTCGGCGACGTGCTCTATATCGAGTATCGCGGCTCGGCCCCGGTGAAGACCGGCACCGAGCGCTTCATCGCGTCGGGTGAGGGCCATGCCTACCCTGTGGGCACGACCGACACCTTCGCCACCTTCGCCGCGCCGGCTGACACGCTCACCGAGCTGAACAGCCTGCCGTCCATCCTCGATATGGATTTCGATGACGGCGCCGGGCGCTACGCTCTGCCGATCTTTATGTCCGCCGAGCCCCTGAAGCACGGCAAAGGCATGGAGCTCTGGTCGGAAAGCAATTTCCTGCCGATCTGCAAGCAGCCCAAGGTCCTGGTGAAACTCGCCTCGATCGCCGACCCGGGCTAAGGGAAAAAGTGCGCAGCCCCGGCCCGGTGGGCCGGGGCTCGCCGCATGTTTTTCTAGTGCTTCGGCCCGTCCGGGCCTCGCTTCCTCCCCCGGATCAAGTCCGGGGTCCGGGCGGCCCGGTTTACAATTTGGCGCCCTTGCGGGCGGCTGCGCCGCCCGTCGGATCACCCCGGCGCTCTGCGCCGCAAGGCCGACCGGCCGCCCGCGCTGATGCGCGGCCCGACCGAGCGGACGCCCGCGCTGATGCGCGGCCCGACCGAGCGGACGCGAGGAAGGACCAGCAAAGATGTCCTTTGACTCCCAATTCGAAGCCGCCTTCGCGCCCGCCTGGGGCGCGACCGGCGCCGAGCCCATGACCTATACCGGGCCGGGCGGTTCGCCTGTCGTGACGGAGGTTCCGGTGACTTACAACGAGGATCGCGAGGGCCTCGATGGCGGTGACGGCTATGGCAAGATGGTGGCGCGCAAGCGCACCGGCTCGGCCTTCCGCACCCGCTTTGTCGAGCAGGGCGTGAAGCCGGAGAAGAACGGCACCTTCACCCGCGAATCCGGCGCCATCCTGAAGATCGGCCAGCCCCCCGAAGGCCCCGACAGCGCCGGCGAATACCGCTTTGATTTTGGATAGGGTCAGGAACCGGCGCGAAGCGCCGCAAGGCCGACCGGCCGCCCGCAGCGTCAGCGAGGATCGCTGCGGCCCGGACGGGCCGCGCGGCGAGGCGGGCGTTAGCCCGGCTGCGCAATGATCCTGAACGCTGACGGCCTTCGCATGGAAGTCTCGGTCGCCGAGACGCTGGCGAAAGATTTCGACGTCGCTCTGGAGGATATGGCAGAGGCCGCCATGGCGGCGGCGGATGCGATCGCGGACTGGGGCAAGACCGCGCTGCGGGCCGACACGCGCAGCGCTCTTGGCTCCAAGGTCGCCAATGCCTGGCGCGACCGCGTCTATCCGCGCAAGTCGGCAAGCCTGTCGCCTGCCATCACCTGGTGGTCCAACGCGCCTCATATCGTGCGCGCCTTCTCCGAGGGCGTCACGATCCGCTCCAGTGCCGGGTTCTGGCTGGCCATCCCCACCGAGCACGCGCCCCAGTCCGGGCGCAGCTTTGGCAGTTCGGGCCGCCTGCGCCGGGGACGCCAGCACGCCATCACCGAGGCCGAGCGCCGGTATGGGCGGCTGCGCTATATCGCCGTGCCCGGCAAGAAGCTGGCCCTGCTGGTGGCCGACAAGGTCCGGAAGCGTCGCGGCAAGCGCGGCGGCTATGGCAAGGCAACGCCCGCTGCCCTGAAGCGCGGCGATTTTGAAGACGGTGTCGTGATGTTCGTGCTCGTGCCGCAAGTGACCCTGCCCAAGAACATCGATCCGGGCGCCATCGCCGAGCGCATTGGCCGCGAAGGCGTCGAACGCTTTGGCCGCGCCCTGCGCGACATCGCCGAGCGAAGATTCGGGAGTGGTTAGAGCGCTCGCGGGCCACGCTGCAGCTTTACCCGGTGCGAAGCGCCGCAAGGCCGACCGGCCGCCCGCGCTTGTGCGCGGAGCCGACGGCCCGGACGGGCCGCAGGACAGGAAAAAATGACCAGTACTTACACACAGGTTGAGGCGGCGCTGTTTGCGCTGCTCGCCACGGCGCTTGCGACCGTGACGGGCGCGCCGGTGCTCGAGCTGGATGAGCCGCGCCTCGCGGATCCCGCCGAGGTGGATGATGCCGGGGATGTGGAGAACCGCTTTCGCGCCGTACTCATGCCGGGCCGCATCGACCGATCCGAGCAGCAGCTGGTCAACCCGCCGCCCTGGCAGCTGGTAACGACGTTCCGCGTTGGCCTGCACGGGCTTGGATCAAAGGATGCGGAGCGCCGCGCCCTCGTTCGCGCCATGGCAAGCGCTCTGGCGACCGCCATCGACACCGACTTCACCCTTGATGGCGCGGCCAGCTACGCCACCACAGAAAGCCTCGACACCGACACGGCCAAGGAGGCCGGCTTCGCGCCGGAAAACCTGCTCGACCTGCAGATCAAGGTGGAGTGGGACAGCCCCACATCCGCTGGCTGATGAAACCGGCGGCGCAGCCGCCGCAAGGGCGATCGCCCGCCCGGACCCCGTACACAGTCCGGGGAAGGAAGCGAGGCCCGAACGGGCCGAAGCACTAGAAAAAGGAGACTCCCATGACCGCCAAGAAAACCACGAAGCCGGCCGACAAGGCCGAAGACGCCGGCCTGCCGCTGGCTGATCAGCCGAAGGCGGAAGCGCCTGCCGCCGATCAGAGCGCCGAACAGCGTTCGGCAGCCGGAACTGAAGCCGCCGCTGCAAAGCCCGCAGAGGCGGCGCAGCCCACCGAGGGCAAGGGCGATCCTGAAAAGCCGTCCGGCGCTGACGATGCCGCGCCCGCGCCCGATGTCCCCGCCGCAACCGGCGTCACCTCGGTCTTCCTGCTCAAGAAGGGCAAGCTGGGCGCAGAGGGCGCCGTCGTGCGCGTCTCCCGCCGCAAGCTCGCAGATCTGGAGCTCACCCAGGGCGAAGACTGGGAAACCCCCACCGCCGCGCAACTGGCGGTCGGCGCCTAGAGCCGCACCCCGGCCCGCTTCGGCGGGCCGCAAGGGCGCCAAATTGTAAACCGGGCCGCCCGGACCCCGGACTTGATCCGGGGGAGGAAGCGAGGCCCGGACGGGCCGAAGCACTGGAAAAACAGCCCACGGCGCGCAGCGCCGCAAGGGCGACCGCCCGCCGGCCCTGATGGGCCGCAGCGACTGAGCGGACGCGAAGGAGAACCAGAAAAATGACCCGCAAGCTCGGCCGCGAGGCCCAAGCCCATCTGCTCGCCCAGGCTGTCACGGGCGTCGCGGCGGCAGGCGATTACAACCCGCTGCTGTATTACAGCCTGACCCCCAACCGGGCGAAGCCGAAAGAGAGCGATCCCCTCATCGGGCGCGCCCTCCACAACGTGCTGGACGCGCAGGAACCCGCTGACGGGCTGGTGACCGCCAGTCTCGATCTGGTGACGCCGCTCTGCTTCAACCATATGGGCCTGCTTCTGCCGCTCCTGTTCAATACCGTCGCGCCCACCGGGGCGGGGCCCTATGTCCACGCCTATACATCGGGGCAGCGCGAGACCGCCGGTGCGTCCATTGTCTGGAAAGAAGACGATGACTGGGAGCAGGCCAATACCTGGGTGCCCCAGTCCATGGAGCTGGCCTTCGCTCAGGAGTCCGGGCGCCGTCAGGTCCGCTGGTCCGGCCCGTGCTCCAACATCCTGCCCGTGGCCAGCGACCCCACCGGCACGCCGGCGACCATCGCCGAGTCCATCATGCCGGCCGGTCCGGGCTGTATCATCCGCAAGGATGGCACGGTCGTGGCGCGGGTGTCTGCCGGCACGGCGCGCTTCACCCGCACGCTGGAACCGTTCCGTCCGGCGGGTAATGCTGAAAGCGTGGCCACCGAGTTCACGCCCGATGTGGGAAGCCGCTTTGAGGGCGATTTCACCATGCGGGTCGTGGACAACACCTTCCGCGATTTCGCCAATGACGGCGGCGTTGATGCGTTCGAGTTTGAATACGCCCTGAGCGCCGGCGCCAAGCTGGTCATCGCCCTGCCTGCAGTGCGGTTTGAACCCACCAAGCGCGCGGTGAACGGTCAGGGCCTGCGCGATGAGAACTTCCGCTGGATGGCCGAGCAGACGGCGTTGGCGGCGGGCGCCACGCTCACCCTTACCAACGCCACCGCCACCTACATAGTGGAGACCTAGATGCTGCGCCTGAATATCTCCGCCGAGCCGGAGCGGCTGGCGCTGGCGGGCGGGGCGGCCATCATCATGGACCCGCCCACCACGGCGGCCTTCTATGCCGCCCAGGAGATGGCCCGCGCCCGCCTGCCGGGCCGCGACGACAAGGAGAAGGAGCCCGCCTACCTCAAGCGGGTAAAGCCGGTCCTCAAGGCCTATGGCGTGGACGCCTTCTATGGCCGCATGCCGCGCGAGACCGCCGAGAGGGCGCTTTTCGTCGCCATGCTCTATGGCTGCCTCGCTGAAGTGCTGATCCGCGACTGGGAGGGGATCGGCGATGACACCGGCGCGCCGGTCCCGGTGACAATCCCCAATGTCCAGGCGGCCATGCGCTCGCCGCTGATCGGGCCGCCCGTGCGCGACCGGATCGAAGCCAGCATCGGGGCGGTGATTCACGAGGGAAACGCATCCGCGCCGCCGTCGCCCACTGGTGGGGAGGCGGCGCACAAGACTGCAGGAATTGCGCCAGCCTCGGCGAAGCCTGCAGCAAGGGCGGGCGCAGCCCGCACCCCGAAGACGGGCAGCTCCGCCTCTGCCCGCAAGTCGAACACGCGCCCGAAAGCTTCGAAGGCCAGCAAGTCCTGACGCTGGTCCGCTCGGGCCTGTGCCTGCGCCACGGCCTCATGGGCGTGGCCGGCCTCGACCACGCCGAAGCCCGCGCCCGCCTCTCCAGCGTGCCCGGCCTGGTCGCCGCCCACCTGCTGGACGAAGCCGAAGCCGGGCTTCTAAAGGGGCTGGCGGCGCAGCGTGAGGATGGGGATTAGCGTGGGTGTCTCCATGCGCTCGCGGGCTGACGCCCGCTCCGCCGCGCAGGCCCTCCGGCCTGCAGCCTTCCGCGCATAAAGCGCGGGCGCGCAGTCGCGCTAGCGGCCCACTGACGCGGGCCGGGCACGGACCATCAAACCCCTCGGCGGCGCAGCCGCCGCAAGGGCGACCGCCCGCTCCGCCGCGCAGGCCCTCCGGCCTGCAGCCTTCCGCGCATAAAGCGCGGGCGCGCAGTCGCGCTAGCGGCCCACTGACGCGGGCCGGGCACGGACCATCAAACCCCTCGGCGGCGCAGCCGCCGCAAGGGCGACCGCCCGCCCGCAGCGAGCCGGACTTGCTCCGGCGCAGTGAGGAAGCAAGCCCGCGGACGCGGGCGCGCAGCCTGAAAAATACTGCACGCGAAGGAGGATTGAAACAGATGGCTTCACGCAATGCCGGCTCTGTCGTCATCCGCCTTGATCTGCGCGGGCAGGAAGAGATGAAGCGCCAGCTTGATGAGCTGGGACCGGCGGGCAAGCGCCTGGGCCGCGATCTTGAGAACGCCATGAAGCCGGTGGGCACTCAGGGCAAGATCGTCAAGGGCGCCATGAACGAAGCTGGCCAGGCGGTGGAAGGTCTGGCTCGCCAGGCCGGCCCGCTGGGCTCTGTCTTTCTCGGCTTGAACCCGATCCTCACTGGCATTGGCATTGCTGTTGGCGCGCTGGCGCTGGCGGTGCGCGAGGTGTTCGTGCTTATGGATCGCAGCCGCGAGACGGCCGAGTTTGCCGCTGGGCTGGAGACCGTCTCCCGCGAGGCCGGGATCGCCACGGACGAGGTGCTGGGATTCCGCACGGCTTTGCAGCTCGCCGATGGCGACGCGGCAGCGGCGGATTCGTCCCTGAAGAAATTCTCCGAGCGGCTGGGCGAGTTTCGCAATACCGGCCAGGGCGAGGGCAAAGACGCCTTCGCCGTGCTGGGCCTGACCGGCCCGGAGTTTGACCGTCTGCCTGTGGAAGACGCGCTCGACCGGGTGCTGGAGCAGCTGGCCCGGATCGAGGACCCGTCGCGGCGCCTGTCGCTGGCCGAGATGCTGGGCCTGGGCGATGCGGCCCCGCTGCTACAGCGGGCCGGCGATGATATCGCGCGGATCCGCACCGAGGCTGACGCGATCAATGCGGCTTTCACCGAAGGCACGCTGGCTGAGTTTGCGGCTGCGGCCGAGACGATCCGCCTGGCTCAGGCCCGCGCCGAGCGGGCGCGCCAGCTGCAAAGCCTGGCTACGCTGGACGCCGAAGTGGCCCGTCAGGAAGCCATTGCCGGGTTTGAAAACCGGAAGGCTGCGCTGCTGGCGGAGCGAATTCCAGTGGAGGAGCGCTCCCTTGAGCTTTTAGGCCTGCAGCGCATTGAGCTGGAAACCCAGCTTGAGCGTCTGGAGCGCGCCTGGGAGGGCGACCGCACCGCCGCCGCCTTCCTGCCGGTCGTTCGCCGTGAGCTGGAGACAATCACGGGCTGGTATCAGCGCCGCGCCGAAGAAGCCGAGCGTGCCGCCGAGGCCGAAGAGCGCATGGCGGCCCTGACCGCCCGTGCCGAGCGCGATCTCGCCAACAGCTTTGTGGCCGCCCCCGCCGCCGACCCCGCCACCAACCTCACCCTGGAACGCCGCCGTGAGCTTGAAGCCCTGGTGGAGGCCCAGCTGCGCAGCCTCATGACGCCGCTTGAACGTGTGGCGGTGCTGGAAGCCGACCTGCGCCTCGCGCGTGCGGCCGGGTTCGAGATCACCGAAGCCCAGATCGAACAGATCCTCACCGAAGCCCGCGCCCGTGAGGGTCTGGTCTCCGGGCTGGGGGATGAGCTGGCGGCCCGCCAGGCCATTCTGGACGCCGGCGCGGTCGTGCCGCGCCTGCGCCCGGCCAAGCGCGGCTCAGGCGTCCTGGACGGGCTGGAAGATCCCGCTGCGGCCAAGTTCAAGGTGCAGCAGGATCAGGCCGCCGAGGCCGGGCAGGTGCTGGAGGCGGCCATCGAGCGCGATCGCGCGGCGCTGGCGTCGGGCGTGGCGCGCTTTGCGGCGGACGGCTTCCGCGCCGGGATGACGCGCGGCCTGGATGGTGCGCTTGGGACCATGCGCGATCGCCTCTCGGACATGCTGATGGATGTGTTCTTCAATTCCATGCGCAACGGCATGATGAATGCGCTGAACGGCCTGAGTGTCGGCTCGGGCGGGCTGGGCGGCCTCGTGCGCGGGGCCGCTGGCCTGTTCGGTCTCAGCATTGGCGGCGGCGCGGCGGGTGGGGCTGCAGGGTTCGTGCCTGGACCCGGCGTCAAGACGCCCGGCCTTGATGGCGGCGGTGATCTGCTCATTGGCGGGCGCGGCATGGACCGCAGCCTCCTGTCCATTGACGGCTCCCCCGTGGCCCGCGTCGGCGCGGAAGAGCGCGTGCGCGTGGTGCCGCGCGGCGGTGAGGGGGCGCGGCCTGCCGTTCACCAGCATTTCCACATGCATGCGGAGGGGGCGGTGATGACGTCTGAACTGATGGCCAGCCTGCAGGCGCAAGCCAATGACACCGCGGCTGTCGCCGTGGCCGAATCTGTCGATATCGCCGACGCGCGGGCCGCCAGGCGCGCTAAGCGCTCGCGCTATGCTCTGGGGCGTGGCTGATGGCGATCCTTCTGCCGGGCGATGATTGCAAGGGGTTCAATCCTGTCATCATCCCCAGGCCGACTCGCGCCATTTCGGCTTTCGGGACAGGGCGCCGCCGCTTTTACCGGCTGGGCCGGCACTGGCGGTTCACCGTGATGCTGCGCAAGATTCCTGATCACCGGGTCGAAGACTGGCTGGATCTGGAACGCGATGACGATGAGCATCTCTGGCCGATCCCTCAGGGCTTCTCCACCGCCGGCGCGGGCACGCCGCGCGTAAACGGCGGCGGCCAGCTGGGCATGACGCTGAACACCGATGGCTGGACAGCCGGTTACACCATCGCCAAGGGGCGCTGGCTGCCCGTGATCACCGGCGCGCGCCGCTATCTCTACCGCACCCGCGCCGCCGTCACCGCCAGCGGCGCCGGCGTGGCCGCCCTGCCGCTCAGCCTGCCGCTGCGCGTCGCGCCTGCAAATGATGATCTCATCGAAGCTGACGCGCCCAAGATCGAAGGCCTGGTGGATTTTGAAGGCTTCAAGATCACGCAAGGCTTCGCCGCCCCCACAAGCTTTATCATCACGGAGCAAGGCTGATGGACGCCATTGAAATCGCCGGCTGGCAGACCTCGAACCCGCACGCCTTTCTGGCGATCCGGCTTGAGCTGCCCGGCGAGACACTGCGCCTGACCTCGGGCGGCACGGTGGTGTTCGGCGGCGAAACCTTCCTGCCCGAACATCCGGAGTTCGGCCTGTTCAGCACGCTCGGTGCATTTGAGGACGGCGATGTGGACGCCGCCACCAGCCCGGATATCGGGTTTGAGCCGTTCACCGATACCGGGTTTGCCGATCTCACAGCGAGCGCCGCGCAGGGCTCGCCCTTCACCGTCTGGTGGGGGCTTGTGGATCCGGCTACGGGCGCTGTTCTGGGCGCGCCGCCCGCCTATGCCCATGGATATCTCAACGTCTCCATGCCGTCCTTTGGCGTGGGCGCACGCCCGCTGACGCTCTCGACCTATACCGAAGAGCAATTCCAGCTGATCTTTGAGGGCGTGACCCTTGGTGATCACAGCGTCATCGCGCGCACCATGCCGGACACCACCCGCAAGATTTACTGGCGCGCCAGCGAGCCCTATCCGGCCGGGGGCTATGGCGGCGGCGGGGGCGGCGGCGTGGGCGGCAATGACGGCGGC